GCTGTAGAGCTTTCTGAAGAAGTAGAAGAAGAAGTAGTGCATTCTCCTGAGAGTGTAACTGAGACTAGACAGAAAAATTTTAATAACAAAGGAATGACTGCTGCCGAACGAGTGTGGTCAATGATTAATAATTAATTAAATTAAATTTAAAATTCGCTAAAATTATGGCAACAAGTACAAGTATTACTACTACCTATGCTGGAGAAAGTGCTGGGAAATACATCTCGGCAGCTTTATTAGCTGGTAACACAATCGCTAACGGAGGTTTAACTATTAGACCAAACGTTAAATTTAAAGAAGTTGTAAAAAGATTAGAATTAGACGGTATCGTAAAAGATGGTACTTGTGATTTCGCTGACACTTCTACATTAACACTTACTGAAAGAATCCTTCAACCAGAAGAATTTCAAGTAAACTTAGAATTATGTAAGAAAGATTTCCGTTCTGATTGGGATGCTATCTCAATGGGATATTCTGCTTTCGATAACTTACCTTCTTCTTTCCAAGACTATTTAATCGGTCACGTTGCTGCTAAAGTAGCACAGAAACAAGAAATCAATGTATGGAGAGGAGCTAACGCTACTGCTGGAGAGTATGATGGTTTTTCTACTTTATTAGCTGCTGATGCTGATTTACCTGCTGCAAACGAAGTTGCTGGTACTACTGTAGACGCTTCTAACGTTGTAGCTGAATTAGGAAAAGTTGTAGATGCTATTCCTGCTGCTTTATACGGAAGAGATGACTTAATGATTTATGTTGCTCAAAACGTATTTAGAGCTTACAAGAGAGCTTTAGGTGGTTTCCAATCTGGAGGTCAAGGAGCTGCTGGTTTCCAAGATAAAGGAAACAATCAGAATATCAATATCGAGAGCTTTGATGGTGTAAAAATCTTTATGGCTAACGGACTTGCTTCTGATACTATGATTGCTACTACTAAAGATAACTTACATTTCGGAACTGGTTTGATGTCAGACCAAAACGAAGTTAAGATTTTAGATATGGCTGACTTAGATGGTTCTCAAAACGTAAGAATCATTATGAGATTTACTGCTGGTGTTCAGTATGGAATTGTTGAAGATATCGTAACTTACGGAATCGTTAACTCTGCTAACTAAGATTAGTATAATATAAACTAAGAAGGGTAGGTAAGCCTCGAGCCTACTTACCCTTTTTTATTAACTTTAAAAATATATAATATAATGAGTTGTGATATTTCAAGAGGTCGTTTAGAGCCTTGTAAAGATTCAGTTGGTGGATTAAACGCTGTTTACTTCGTTAACAAAGGTGACTTAGGTGCTATTACCTATGACGTTACCGACACAGATGTTATTGATACTGTTGCAGGAACACCTTCTGCATACAAGTTTGACATCAAAGGAGCTTCTACTTATACGGAGAACATTACTTCTTCTCGTGAGAATGGAACTACTACTTTTGAACAAGTTTTAGAGCTTCAATTAACTAAATTAACCAAAGAAGACCATAAGACAGTTAAGTTATTAGCTTTCGGAAGTCCTACTGTTTTAGTAGAAGACAATAACGGAAACGTATTTGTTGCTGGTTTAGAACACGGATTAGATGTATCTGGTGGTACTATCGTATCTGGAGCTTCTATGGGAGATATGAGTGGATATACTTTAACATTCTCAGGAATGGAGAAAGCACCTGCTAACTTCTTAGGAGATACTATTTCTGCTGTAGGTTTTACAGTTACTGAAGGAGTATAATAAAGAATACCTTAAATACTAATTAAAGCCTTGCATTATGTGAGGCTTTTTTTATTTAAAACAAAATAATTAAAAATACGTTATCTTAGTATGATAATATTACAACCAATAACAACATCTCAATCAATATCTATAATGCCTAGAGTAGACTTATCTACTGTTATAACATTATCTATTAGGTTAAGAAGAGATGGAGATGCTAAGTCTGAAACAATAACTGATGCAGTAGTGGGTAGTGATAGTAATTTTACAACATTAGACTTCTCTAGTTCTATACTATCTGAAGGTTCTACTTACTTTATGGAGATAGAAGCAGATGATAACTTAGCTTATAGAGATAAAATATTCTGTACTAGTCAAAACGACTATACGGTTAAGCATATAATATCTCAAGATAGATATACGCAACCTACAGGAGAGATAAATGATAATACATACATTATATAATGGAGAATAAGAAACAACAACAAAACGTAAGGGTACTTAACTTATCATCTTACGAAGCACCAGAAGTAAAAGAAGTTCACAATAGAGATTGGGTTTCTTGGGGAGACGATAATAACTACTTTGGTAGACTTATTGACTTAGACACTTCTAGTCCAACTAACGCTAGATGTAATAATGGTATTGCTGATATGGTATTTGGTAGAGGTATAGAATCTACTAACTCTGAGTTGTTACCAGAACATTATGTAAGAATGAAAAAGCTATTAAGACCTAGAGAAATCAAAAAGGTAGTAATAGACAGGAAGAAATTAGGACAAGCTGCAATTAAGCTTACCTACAATAGAAATAAAACTAAGATATTAAAAGTATCTCATTTCCCTATGGAGACTTTAAGAGCTGAGAAAGCTAACTCTAAAGGAATTATACAAGCATACTACTATCATCCTAGATGGGCAGATGCTAAACCTAGCGACAAGCCTAAAAGAATACCTTGTTTCAAACACGGAAGTAAATCACAAAGAGAAGAGATATATGTAATTAAGCCTTACAGAAGTGGGTTTTACTATTACTCTACTCCTGATTACCAAGCTTGTTTACAATATGCTGATTTAGAATGTGAAGTAAGTAATTACCATATATCTAATATACAAAATGGATTAGCTCCTAGTTTATTTATTAACTTTAACAATGGTATTCCTAACGAAGAAACACAAGGTGCTATTGAAAGAAAGATTAATGATAAGTTTTCTGGTAGCTCTAATGCAGGTAGAACTATTATTGCATTTAACGAATCTTCTGAAACACAAGCTAATATAGAAGCTATACATTTACCTGATGCTCACGCTCAATATCAATTCTTATCTGATGAAGCTAGAGAGAAGATTATGTTAGGTCACGGTATTGTATCTCCTATCTTATTAGGTATTAAGGACAACACAGGGTTTGGTAACAATGCAGAAGAATTAAGAACAGCATCTGTATTAATGGATAACGTTATTATTAGACCATTCCAAGATGAGATTAAATATTGTTTAGAAGATATATTAGAATTTAACGGTATCGTACAAGACTTATACTTTGTAACATTACAACCTATCGAGTTTACAGAACTAGATAACATATCTACTAAGATTAGAAAAGAAGAAGAAACTGGAGAGAAATTATCTTCACAATCTAACGAAGACTTTTCTGAAGAACAAGGTGATGATATGCTAGAGCAATTAGAGGGTCTAGGAGAGGTTTTAAGCGATGATTGGGAAGTTGTTCATAGTGAAAGATATGAAGAGGACTTAAGTGACGTTAAAATGGCTGAAATCAAGTCTAGCAACAAATCATCTAAAGAAGATAGTGATATCTATAAAATTAGATATGCTTATATGCCTGTAAGAAGTAATCCTAATAGTAGAGATTTCTGTAAGAAGATGGAAACGTTTACTTCTAGGAGTATAGTATTTAGAAAAGAGGATATTAATATGATGTCTTTTAAAGGAGTAAATAGTAAGTTAGGACATAATGGTCAAAACTATAGTTTGCTAAAATTTAAGGGAGGTAAGAACTGTCATCATTACTGGGAGTTAAGAGTATTTAAACTAAAAGGAGATAAGAGAGTAGACCCTAACTCAGCTTATGAGAAAGGTTTAAACGAACCTAACAACCCAAGTGAGATGGGAGAGAGAATGATTGACAGAAAAGACAACGGAGCTTACAGAAGTACATTAAGTAAAATTAAAAACATATTAGGACTATAATGGGACAAAAAGCACTATTTATAAGTATAGCAGACTTAAAAGCAAAGTCTATAATAGACGGTAACACAGACGCAGATAAGCTAATTCATCAAATTGAAGTAGCACAAGATATGCACATACAAAACTACTTAGGTGGTAGACTATATGATAAGCTACAAGCCTTAATATTATCAGGAGATATAGATGATGTAGCTAATAGCGATTATAAAGCTCTTAGAGACGATTATATCAAGCCTATGCTAATATGGTTCACTCAACTAGAGTACTTGCCATTTGCTATGTTTAAAATAGATAATGGAGGTATAAACAAGCATAGAGGGCAAGAGTCAGATACAGTAGACTTTAGAGATGTAGATAGAATGCAAAGTAAGATTACAGATAGAGCTGAATTTTATACTAAAAGATTCTTAGATTACATTTGCTTTAATACACAAAAGTTTCCTGAGTATAACAATAATAGCAATGGAGATATGTATCCTGATAAAGATGCAGATAGCTTTTCAAGTTTCGTACTATAATGAGTGTGAAGGCAAAATATAAAACAAAAGTAAAGAATATAATTAAGCTAGAAGCTTTTTATAATAAGATTAACAAACAAACACAAAATAAAGATGGCAAACGAAATATATCCAGTTAGTTGGTGGGGTAGTCCAGTAGAGAATGGCTGGGGAGGTATCTATTATGATTTATCAGTAACAAGTGAAATACCTAGTTTACTATCAACATTACAAGCAAGAGCAACCTATTATGAGAATGTAACTTGTACGACAGCAACATTAACCGAATTAGAAATAATAGAATAAGATGGCAGATAATTTATTAGATAAAGCGTCAATATTACTTACACCAACTGCTTACAATGATGGTAGTATGTTAAGCGTTAAACCAGAGAACGGAGATGGAGATTTCACATTTAGTAGAGGTTCTGCTGCAACTAGAGTTAATGCACAAGGTTTAGTAGAGGAAGTAACAGATACAGATTCACCAAGAATAGACTACACAGATGGTTGTGGAAGTTGGTTGCTAGAGCCACAGAGTACGAACCTATACCTTAATTCAGACACATTAGTAACTCAATCAAACGCAACAAGTGCTAGTACATATACAGTTTCTTTTTACGGAACAGGTACAATTACCTTTAGTGGAACACATACTGGAACATTAGTTGGCACTGGTGCTAACGACAGAGTGTCAGCTACGTTTACTGCAACAGCAGGAACTTTAACTTCTACGATAAGTGGAAATTGTGAAAAAGCACAGCTAGAACAACAATCCTACGCAACCTCATACATACCAACTAACGGAAGCATAGCAACTAGACTAGCTGATGAAGCTACCAATAGTGGTAACTCTACTTTGATAAATAGTACAGAGGGTGTATTGTATGCAGAGGGTTATTTTGAACAAACTGGTTCAACAAATGGATTGTTTGCTGTTTCTGATGGAACATTTAATAATTTTTTAATGGTTAGATTTAGTCCATCAAATAAACTACAAACAGAATCAACTGGTGGTGTTAATATTATTGAAGGCAATGCTAGACCTAGTGGGAGTTACAAAATAGCAGTAAAATATAGTTCGAGTGGTGTTGAGTTGTGGGTAGATGGCTCTAAAATTGTAGAGACATCAACATCGCCAACAATGAGTGGAATAAATCAATTAATGCTTGGAAAAAGCCCATTTGGAAACATTGCAGGTTATAAAAATAAAGCAGTAGCAGTATTTCCAATATTAACAGATGAACAATTACAATCTTTAACAACACAATAATATGATACATAAAAGATATACATTTACAGATAAAGCACAAGCAGATTCAAAGATAAGTAAGTTCTTTGATATAGACGAAGAAGGTAATAAGATACCAAATGAAAGAGCAGCATTTATTTACTTAGATAAGTTTGTGCTTGTACAAGGAGAGTACGATGAACAAGGTGTGGAGATAGTAGCACCTACTTACTCTGAAGGTTATGCACTTGATGTTGTATGGCATAATTTAGAAGAGTCTCCTTACGGTTGGAAGTCTTATGAAACAGAACCTGATAATCCTTTACATAAACTATATTAATGATACAACAAGATAAATTATTACATTTCTTTTATGGTAGTATTATACTACACCTGTCTATGGTTTTATTTAACCCATATATATCTATGCTTATAGTAGCTATAATAGGTGGTGCAAAAGAATTAATTTACGATAAATATATGAACAAAGGGAATTGCGAGTTACTAGACTTTATTTATACTATAGCTCCTTGCTTTCTCTATTTAATGACCTTAGTATTCTAATACAACTAACCAATGAAACTAGCACTACTAAAAATACTAGAAATAATACTACCTCAATTTATTAAGTCTATCTTTAATAGGAAAGAAAAGAAGAGGTTAATAATAGACTTAGAAAACCACGATGTATTCTCTACTCTTGATAGGGTTAGAAATGAAGTGGCTAATTTGAAGTTTTATACTCACGGAGAGTATGATAAGGTAAAGACTAGAATGTGCTATGATTTTACTAAACATAAGTCTATTAAGTGTTCTGCTAGAATGTTAGAGATTGTAAGAACTAAAGACATAGATACTATGGATAGAGATAAGTTAAAGAAGCTTATACTTTTAGAACAAGGAGATATGCACAGGGAGTACATTAAAGCTATAAGAATAGAATGGGATTTAAAAGGAGTTAGTCCTCAAGACGTAGATTACGTTATACATTTGTTTGAGAAGTTTAGATACGATGTAATAGTTTCTTTCGAACATAGAATAAATTCTATATTTGGAAGTAGTTACAATAAAGATAATTTTGCCTTAATGCTTGCAGTACTAGAGATGTGGGCAATGGGAATAGATTTACTACCTAGAGATATGTCAACTACGTTTGAGTCTCTTAACGGTAAGTTTAAAGATATAAAATACCTAAGTTAATATGAGTAAATATTTTAAAGAAATAGAGTATAAGATGGATGAAGACTTTTTAGCTAAACTAGATGATGCTAGAGAGTTTGCAGGATTTCCATTCTTTATTAACTCTGCCTACAGAAGTCCAGACCATCCAGAGTCTATTAAAAACCCTACATCAAGCCATATAAAAGGTTTAGCAGTAGATATTAGAGCTAGAGATAGTAAGACTAGGTATCTTATAATAGATGCTCTTATGCACGTTGGTTTTAATCGTATTGGTATTGCTGATACCTTTATACACGTAGACGATGATAGAAATAAAGCTTGTGGTGTAATATGGACTTACTAATGTTTATATTCCATACAGCTATGTTACTTAGTGGGGCTACAGTTCCATTAGAAGTTGTTAAATACCCTAAAACACTAATGCTAATAAATAGGCTAGCTTTAATAGCATTAATAATATACTTAATGTTATGAGTGATAGAAAATTAAAGAATAATGGTAAAGGTACTTTCTTTGGTAACTTACTAAGAGGTTTAGTTAAAACAGGTAAAAAAGCATCTCCTATATTTGATGCTATAACTGGTGGTAAAGTTTCTAATATACTTGAATCTATTACTGGTAGCAAAGAATTAAATGCTGTTGAGAAAGAAATGTTAGTTAAAGAACTAGAACAAGATGTAATAGAAATGCAAGAGATAACTAAAAGATGGGAATCTGATATGTCTAGCGACTCTTGGTTGTCTAAGAATATAAGACCTTTAAGCTTAGCTTTTTTAACTATAACACTATTTATCTATGTTATATTAGATAGTTCATTAGACACCTTTAAAATAGATTCTGAATGGGTGTCTTTACTAGGTAACTTACTTATGTTAGTATATGGAGGATATTTCTCAGCTAGGACACTTGAAAAGATTAGAAAGAATTAAACTTTAACCCTTCTACTTACTGAACTTTTAATATCTTCAATTAAGTAGTATTGTTTAATACTTATTTTATCATAAGATAACATACCTTTAATAATATTAATTTCTCTAGGTGTAATAGGTACTCCTGAATTAAACCACTTAACTAACTTTTTTTGTCTAGCTGGTGTCATATTAAGGTTTATTAATTTATTACCACTTAAAGCTATATTATTATTTCTACTTTTTCTTTGAGTAATATTATCATTACTATTCTTTTGTCTTTGCTCTGATTTAGTTGTTAATCTTTCTGATTTTCTATTAGTACCATATTCAAATACAGATTCAGAATACATTAAACTACCTTTTAATTTAATAGAATATTTTATGAATTTGCATCCAGTTTCTAATCTTAACTTCTTATATTCGTTAAATTTATCTATAGATTCAAATTGTTTATTTAATCTATTTTGCTTAGTTTCTGTTTGTATTGTTAACTTTACGTCAATCATATTGTTTGTTTTAGTGTTCGGTAAAAGGCTGTCTCTACAGCACCTGCAATGTACGCAAAAAATATGGACTATGCAAATAAACTTATCAACAATCTTAAATACCAATGTTTAGAACTATATTTGGTAGTTTAATTTATTATACTTATATTTAATGTATGGGAGGAGGATATAGATACAAAAAGAACTTTAGCGACTTCACAACTACATATACAGATACTTATACTAAGGAGATGGATGAGGAAGGTTTAAAGATACTTAAATGGTCTATGTTTGATAGTCCAGATTCATTAGGTAGCGGTAAAAGATTTATGGAGAGTGAACCTGTATTTATATTAGATGAGGTATTTAGAAGAGAAAGATTAAAGGGTTACATACACTTAGGTTACACATCGAAGGCTTACGCAGACCGAATAGGACTTGGTTTAGAGTCAGAGCATAGGATAGGCAAAGCGATAAAGTTTAAGTGTATTAACCCTGCTCATAGATTTAGGTTCGTTAGAGGTTTAATACAATATGGTGTGGAGAGAATAAAGTTGTATGATGATAGTATTTACTTTGATACTGAACACAATCTTAAAGGTGAAGACCTTAGTTTTAGACATTTTTAGTTTTTTTGTTTTGTGGTTTAATAGGGGAGATTTAATTATTTTCCCTATTTTTATGCTTAAAACTTGCGTATGTCATTTATTTGTTGTATGTTTGCACTATTATTAACTATAAAACAATTAAAGATGAAAAAAGTATTATTATTATTAGTATTAGGATTATCAACATTAACATCTTGTCAAGACGAAGAATTAATCCAACCAAGTGTAGAGTTAGGTATTTACCAATGGGAATTAAATGAAAACCTATTGTATGTATTTGGCGAGTATGAGTTAAGTATTATTCAAGATGGTGTAATATCATTTGATGGTAACTATTCCTTAGAAGACGGATTATTGACTATTTGGGATGAGGTTGGATATAGCCTTACAAGACCTTTAGAGATGACCAGCAAAGGTTTCTTATTAGACAATATGGAGCAGTATATTAAGATTGCAGAAACAACAACTTATACTCCATTATTAAAATAATTAAAGTTTTTCTTGCATATGTCAATTATTAATTGTATGTTTGCAACTCAAAACAATAACTATGATTACAGAAGATAAGATGAATAGAAAAGAAGCTATTAAGAAAATGGGTAAGTACGCTGCATTAACAGCATTAGGGACTTTCACAATACTATCCCCTAAGTCTGCCCAAGCTTGTTCAGCACCACCTTGTGGAAACGGATGGGGTAATGGTGGACCTAACGGTAATGGACCTTCTGGAAACAACGGAGGTAATAATAATCAAAACTCAGGTTGGGATTCGGATTGGGATTAAACAAAAAACAATAAGTATGAGAGATTTAGTAGATTTTAAAAACGCACAGATTACAGCACTACAAGAAAGTAATGCAAAGCAAGAAGCAAGAATAGCTATATTAGAAACGTGGATATTCGAGCTTACGGATGATAAGTGTCCGAGAGATTATAAACAAGTAATAAGAACAGAATTATTAAAAACCAATTAAGTATGACAATTTTAGAAAAACTACAAAGGATTCAGTTAGAGCTTAAAGCACCTAAGAACCAGTACAATTCGTTCGGTAAGTATAAATACCGTTCAGCAGAAGACATCTTAGAAGCTATCAAGCCATTTGAAGAAAAGTATTCAGTATTATTTAAGATTAGCGATGAGCTAAGAGAAGTTGCTGGTAAAGTATTCGTACATTCAGAAGCTAAAGTAATAGACTTAGAAGTTACAGACAGAGAAAGTTCAATCTCATCTACTGCACAAGCTATTATAGATTTCGATGCTAAAGGAATGCAAATGCCACAACGAACGGGAGCATCTAGTAGTTATAGCAAAAAATACAGTCTTGGTAACTTATTGTTATTAGACGATACTAAAGATGCAGACGCTGTGAACACACACGGTAAATCTAAGCCATCATTAAAGCTAGGTAGCCCAGAGTATAAGAAAGTAAAAGAAGCCTTAGCTGGAGGTAAATTTACAATAGCACAAGTAAAGACTAAGTATGTAGTATCAGCAGAAATAGAAAAATCATTAGTATAAACAATTAAAATAAATAAATTATGAGCTTACAATTAAACGGAACAATTAAATTAATCGGAGAGAAACAAGTATTTGACTCTGGATTCCAAAAAGTAGAATTTGTATTAACAACTAACGATGAGAAATATCCTCAAGATGTTAAGTTTGAAATAACAAAAGACAGAGTAGATGACTTCTTAAAATACAATAAAGTAGGGTCTGTAGTAGACGTAGACTTTAATGTTAGAGGTAATGAGTATCAAGGTAAATACTATGTTAGTTTAACTGCTTGGAAAGTATTTAAATCTCAAGCATCTGCACCAGCTACTGATATAGGTGTACCTTCAGAAGAGATTGCAGACGATTTGCCATTTTAAATTAATTGGGAGGTGTAAAAAACCTCCCTTTTTATTAACTTGAAAGTATATGAAACGTAAAATTTAAACATACAAAATGAATAAGACTAGATATTATATATTAGGAATACTAAGTGGATTGATACTATACAAAATAATTTATGTTTTATATACATTGTTGTTGTTAGTTGATTTTACGCCTTTATACCCACACTTAGTAAACATAAACTACTATTGCGAAAAGTACACAACTAAAAATATTGCTGAAATAGGATTTATATTATTACTAACAATACCAATAGCAATATTTGTAATTAAAGAACGTAGGCATAAGTAAAATATATTAACTACAACTGTATTGTGTAAGGTGCGTTTTAATGCTTTATATCGACTGTTAACCAGCGTTTTAATGCTGGTAATTAATTAACTAAAACTAAAAACAAATGAGCGAAGAACAAAAAGAAGAACAGCACGAGCATATTATGTCTATGCAAATGATACAAGAAGAATGTGCTATTAATATTAATGAAAAGATAGAGCATCCTCCTGTAGCAATTAGCTATAAGACTAAAGAAGTAGTAACAAGAGATGGAGAGGTTAAAGAGTTTCCTATACCTATTGGAACTTATGGTAACTTTAGCTTTATACAAGCACCTCCAAAGTCTATGAAGACATTCTTTGTTAGCTTGCTAGGTTCAGCTTATTGTAACCCAAATGGAACTCATACATCAGGACTAAACTCCTTTAGAGAAGACAGAGAGTATATCCATTTCGATACAGAGCAAGGAGACTGGCATTCACAGCGTGTATTTAAGCGTATTCAATGGATGAATAAAGAATCTAACCTAGACTTCTATCACACATTTGCATTAAGAAAAGTAGGGTTTAGGAGTAGAATAGATTTCATAGAATACTATTTACAGACATTAACAGATGCAGGTAAGAAGATAGGTGTAGTAGTTATTGATGGTGTAGCAGATTTAGTATCCGATGCAAACAATCTTGAGGAATCAAACCTCGTAGTACAGAAGATTATGGCTTGGACAACTATTTACGATTGCCATATCATTACAGTAATTCACTCTAACTTTGGTTCAGATAAGCCTACAGGACACTTAGGGAGCTTCTTAGAGAAGAAAGCAGAGACTCAGATACAATTAGAGAGAGACCCTAACAAACTAGGTGCTATAACAGTATCTTGTAAGAGAAGTAGGAATACACCATTTGAGCAGTTTGATTTTAGGTTAGATGAGAACGGTTTACCAAAGGTAGATAACCCAGATGATGTTTATAGTTTCTAATAACTATAGTTGCAAAATAAGTAATAATTGATTAAATTTAGATAATGAAAAAAGCAAAAGATTTTAGACCACGATTGAAAGACCAAAAGCTAGAAATGTATAATAACTGGACTAGTGATGAAAACAGAGTGTTGATAATAGGCGACACGCATTGTCCGTTTGACTTAGACACTTATTTAGACTTCTTAGTTGACACATATAACAGTTACAACTGTAATAAAGTTATTCATATTGGAGACGAAATAGATAATCACTATAGCTCTTATCACGAGACTGATGCTGACGGAATGGGTGGTGGAGATGAATTGGAGTTAGCTATACAGAGATTGAATAGATACTATAAAGCTTTCCCTAATGTTGAAGTTATAATAGGAAATCACACTAGAATGGTGGCTAGAAAGGCTCAAACTGGAGGAATACCTAAGAGGTGGATAAAGTCATACAATGAAGTGTTAGAAGTTCCTAATTGGGAGTTCAAAGTTTCTACAGAAATTGATGGAGTTAAGTATGCTCACGGAGAAGGAGGTACTGCTAGAAGTAGAGCCAAGATGGATATGCAGTCTACAGTTCAAGGTCACTTACATACTCAGCTTTATTCAGAGTATATGGTAGGTAGTAACTCAAGAGTTTTTGGTATGCAGGTAGGTTGTGGAATAAACCACGAACAGTACGCGTTTGCTTACGCTAAAGCAGGAAAGAAACCAGCAATAGGTTGTGGTGTCGTAATAGGTGGGCATACTGCCATTGCAGTTCCTATGCAATTAGAAAAGTATGGTAATAAGTCTAAATTCAAATAGTATGAGTAGAGCAGAGTCAAATAGAAAATACTGGAAAACCTTTAATGGTAAGCTTATGATGACTTATAATAATATGAGTAGAAGAGTTAGAGGCTATGTTAAACCTCATCTATATGACGGATTGGAGCTTTGTGATAGGAAAGAGTTTTATGACTGGAGTTCAGCAAATGAGTCATTTACATCTCTATACAAAGAATGGGTTAATTCTGGTTATGATAGGTCTCTTAGTCCATCTATAGATAGAATAGATTCTAGTATAGGTTACACATTGAGTAATATTCAGTGGATAACTCACTCAGAAAATAGCAGAAAAGGTTCTAATTCAAGATGGAATTAATGACTGAGCAGTCAACTATAGACTTCTTAAATAGTAAAGTAGGAACTAAGTTATCGCTAGTATCAGACATATACAGCAGTTATGATGCTAGTGATGACAACTACATAGTAGAGATAAAGAATAGAAGAGCTTATTACAGAGATAAATTGATAGAAGCGATGAAGTTATACAAAAACTACCAAGCATCACAAATATGTAATAAGCAATTTCTTTATGTAGTTACAGATGAGAAAGGAGTGTGGGTATTTAATATATCTAAGAATATTAAAGCTGTTGTTAAGATGCCTGTAAAAGGTATGGAATGTCCTAGAGCTACAGACTTCAACTCTAATGATAAGATTATTAAATACTCTTACGTTCTACCAGAGATAATGTCTAAACACATAGAATATGATACATAAGATAGAGTCTCCATTATTTGTAATGTTACCTAGAAAGACAACTAAGGATAAAAGGATTTCATTAAATATGAATACATACAGAAACTTACATCACAGAACTAATAACGATGCTAAGAAAATGTATCACAAGTTGATGAGATATAACTTAGAAGGCTTAAAGATAAACACACCAGTAGAAATTACTTATAAAGTGTTTAAAGGCTCTAAGAGACGTTTAGATAAGATGAATGTAATATCTGTAGTTAGTAAATACTTACTTGACTCTATTACAGAATACGGTTGTTGGGAAGATGATAATGATGACTTTGTAAAGAAAGAAACAGTATTACCAACGGAATTAGATAGAGAAAGACCAAGAGTAGAAATAATAATTAAAGAGATATAAATGTTAGAATTATTAGCGAAACAACACGATGATTGGATTAGGATAGCTTTCAGTATGACAGACGATATGGATGAAGCTAAAGATTTAGTTCAGGAAATGTACTTAGTTGTTGCAGAAGGAACTAGGTCTATAGGAGACATAACTTACAAAGACCAAACAAACAGGTATTTTGTATGGAAGTTGCTAAGAAGCTTGTTTGTAGATAAATATAGAAAGAAGACTTCTAAGAAAAGCATAGTAACTTGGGAACTTAGAATTGAAGATGATGCTGTAGAGAGCTTAGAATATGACTACAGCGAAGACGATTCTTTTAGTTATATTATAGACAAGATTAAAGATATAACGTCAGATTGGAAACCTTATGACAAGAAACTATTTGACCTATACTTTATGCAAGGACTTTCTTTAAGACAGATTGCTAAAGGAGCGAACATAGGCTTAAACTCAATACATAATTCAGTTAAGAGTTACA